ATGTATACTGAGGTTGTTAGACAAATTCGAGTTGACGACCCCAAATTTCTGGCTATTCCCAGCACCACAGATCTTTTTATGAAACATGATGAAATGTTGATGCAACAAAAAGACGGTAAATATGTCTTGAAACCTAGAATAATAGCCAACGTGGCTCCTACTGTCCAGGCGCGATTAGGCCCTTATGTTTATAAGTGTCAAAAGCGGCTGGCCGCCAAGTGGTCGATTGATTCTCCTGCTTTTCGAGTGGAGTCCGACGATCCTAATGTCCCCGTGACTTATTTTCATATAGTTTACGCAGGGATGTTGACCGACGCTGAGTTAAGTGAATGGTTAAGGCGCGTGTTTGATCATTTTTACGTCGCTCGCGACGCACTAGGTTATTGTATCATTGGAAGTGGTGGTGATGGAGTCACGGTTGAATGTCGTTACGGAGTTTTTAGAATCTTCGAGACTGACATGAGGGCGTGTGACAGGAATAATGGGTTCGGTCCTCATTTGGCTCAGTATCGGATTATGGTAGAATTAGGTATGCCTCCTTGGGTAGGCGCGTCTTTGTTTAAATTGATAAAGAATTGTTATACGACGCGCATGCATAAAAGTGAAGGTGATCAACCGCGATTGTTAATAGACCGCTCGGAAGGTCCTATGCGAGACACCGGTAATTCTGATACAACCCTCGGCAACACAATAGTCGTAGCTTCGGCATGGTTTTTGAACATCAGAGCCATGCAGCATAGCCCTAGAGCTTGGGAAGATTTTTCAGGTGCTATGCCGCAACAAGTTATCATTGATAGTTTTCAGCATCTTGGCTTTGATGTCAAGTTGTTTGTTACTGATGACTGGAGACGCATCACTTTTCTTAAAGGTATGTGGTATGACGTCGACGACAAAATGTGTTGGGGCCCTCTCCCCTCTCGTTTTGACAAGATTGGAAAAAGCATGAAAAATCCTGTCACAATGTATTCTGAGCCTGGTGAAAGAAAACTCGATTCTTTCACAGCGGCCGATATGTTCGCGAGAGACGTAGCAAGCTCTTATGCTACATTTTTGCCCGTTCCAATTATTCGAGCTTTTGTTCAACGATATCAGAATCCTACCAAGCATCATAGATTGGCGGAACTTTCCGAACATTCTATTATGGCTTCTGGTACTTTGAAACATTTGTCATTATCTAAACATGCTTGCGAAGCTGTCTGTGATCGTTATGATATCTCTTATGAAGACATTTTGCGAGCTGAGGAAATGATTTTGACAAGTGAAGCCGAAACTTGGTTGCATGATCCCGTCTTCCTTAGGATAGCGGCGGTCGATTATGCTTAAATATTCA